TGCCATAGTTATCTCTCCCCGCTTTTTTTCTTGAGTCACTGACGGTCGCTAGGAGGTTGTGTCATGTCCGATGACCCGCCTGTGCGTCTTGCCGGTGACGACGAGGCGCCTTCGATTGAGTCTGTTGAGGGGGCAGCTCGTGGTGGTTCGCGCTTGAGCATTTTGCGTTCGATGAGGCTGCGTCTTGCCCGGGCTTTTGATGACCCTGATACCACGGCTACGGCGTTGGCGGCGATTACTATTCGCATCGCTGACCTTACTTCTGAGATTGACGGGCTGGTGGCGCGTGAAGAGGAAGGCGAGGACGGCGCGGGGTCGAAGGGTGGTGCGTTGAATGGTGCAGTTGACCGAAAGTTCAGGCCCTCGGCTATCTGAGGTTGCGCGCCATTTGATCATGCCGTCGGGTATTGAAACGACGGCTTGGCCTGTGGTTGAGGTCGAGTTGGATAGGCTTGGCCTGCCGTTGGACGAATGGCAGCGCGGTCTCTGCGAGGTAATTCTAGGTAAGCGCAGTACTGGCCAGTACGCGTGCGGTATTGGCGGGGCGATTCTGAGTATCCCCCGGCAGTCCGGGAAAACATACACTATTGGCGCTCTCGTTTTTGCTTTGTGCCTTGCTTATCCTGGGCTGCTTGTCTTATGGACTGCTCACCGGACGAGAACCCACAACGAGACTTTTAAGTCGATGGATAGTATGGCGAACCGGACTAAGGTGGCCCCATTCATCGAGGCTGTGCGTAAAGCCAATGGTGAGCAGGAGATCGGGTTCATTAATGGTTCTCGGATATTGTTCGGTGCTCGTGAGGCCGGTTTTGGGCGTGGTTTCGCGATGGTGGACATTGTTGTTTTGGATGAGGCGCAGATCCTGACCGAGGCGGCAATGGAGGACATGATCCCAGCCACGAATGCGGCGCCGAATGCACTTGTGTTGTTGATGGGTACTCCGCCGCGTCCGAAGGACCCGGGGGAAGTGTTTATCAATCGCCGGGCTGCCGCTTTGTCGGGAGATGATGAGGATGTTCTTTACGTCGAGTTTTCGGCGGACAAGGACGCTAATCCGAATGATCGGAAGCAGTGGGCGATCGCTAACCCGTCTTTTCCTCGCCGTACGACGGAGACGGCGATTCTGCGCATGCGGAAGCTACTGGGGTCTGTTGAGTCATTCTTTCGCGAGGGCTTGGGTATTTGGGACGAGGAAGCGCTCGCAGCGAAGGGTGTTAATTTCGCGAAGTGGTGCAAGTTGCTTGAGCCGGATCCTGACCCTGATTGGCCGGTGCTGGCGTTTGGTGTTGACATGAATCCGGAGCAGACGAAGGTGTCTATTGCGGCAACAACGCGTCGTGATGACGAGCGGACGCATCTTGAGCTCGCGGCTGACGCGCCGTTCAGCCAGGAGGGCACGACAGCGCTCGTGGATTGGCTGTGGGAGCGTTGCAAGCGCCGTATCCCGGTGATCATGGATGCGTTTAGCCCTGCACGCGACTTGCTGGAGACGAAGTTGGAGCAGCGTGGGATCAAGGTCAAGATTCTTTCCACGAACGACTTTGTTGCGGCTTGCGCGCTGATGAATGAGGCGGTCAATAAGACTGGTGCGATTACTCATTTTGGGCAGGCTCAGTTGAACGATTCCGCTAAGTGCGCGGTGAAGGACTTCATGAAGGCTCGCCCTAATTCTTACAAGTGGAATCGCGAGAAGCTGGACGATGATCTCGCCCCGTTCAATGCGGCGACTTACGCCTTATTCGGTTCTATCAAATATGGTCGGCGTGCCCGCTCTGGTGGCTCGTCTCGTTCGCGTCATGCGGTGGTTTTGTGATTGGTGGTGATGCCCGTGGCTCGTGAACTTGAGGCTAATGAGGCGTCTCTTTTCGCTGGGATGCTGCGCACGATCCGCCAGTGCCGCAAGCGTAATGCGCTACGAAAAAGCATCTACGATTCGCAGAACCGGCTGGGCAAGATCGGCTTCTCAGTGCCTCCCCATATGGTGGATTTTCAGACGCCTTTGGGGTGGGGCGAGAAGGTTGTTTCGGTCCCGGCTGCCCGTATTCGCCGCGAAGGCTGGAGGTTCCCTTTCGAGTCATCACTGTTGGATGACTTGAACGAGATTTTCGGTGGCGGGTACACGGCGCGCCTTGAGGCCGGAGCGAACAAGTCCTCGTTGCGTTATGGCCCGGCGTTCATGTTCACGACCCCGGGCGATGAATCCGCGGGGGAACCTCGGGTGGTGTTTTCGGCCAAGTCAGCGCTTGAGGCGACCTGTTTGCAGAACCCCCGCACTGGTGTCGTGACCGCCGCTCTGGAGATGGTTTCGAAGTCGGAGGCGTTGCTGTACCTGCCAGGGATGGTGCTTGAGGTTGAGCAGGCCGCCGGCAAATGGACGGTCACCGCAGAGCACGCTCAGCCGCACCAGCTGGTCTTGTGCGAGCCGGTTGTGTGGGATTGGGACTTAGATCGACCTTTTGGCCGGTCGCGGATTACTCGCCCGATCATCGGCGCGATCGAGCGTGGCATTCGGACGCTCTTGCGCATGGAAGTGACTGCGGAGTTCTTCTCTGCCCCGCAGCGGTCGCTGTTGGGTGCTGACGAATCGCACTTCACCGATAAAGACGGCAACCGTATTGACCTGTGGAAGGCGATTACAGGCGGCGTGTGGGCGCTTCCTGATGTGTGGGATGAGGACGAGGGTAAGCTCGTGCGCGCTCAGTTGCAGCAGCTCTCTCAGGCGTCAATGACGCCGCACTCGGCGCAGTTTGAGACTATCGCCTTGCAGGTTTCGTCTGAATCGTCTCTACCTCTTGGGTATCTTGGGGTGCTGCAGAATCAGCCGGCGGCTGAGGGTGCGATCAAGGTGTCGGAAGTGGACATGGTTCAGCTGATCGAATACCAGATTGAGCAGTCCTACAAGACGGCTTCAGAGAACTTGGCACGCAAGGCGTTGGCGGTCTTTCATGGTGGCGTTTCTGACTCAATGACGGCTGATCTGCGGAAGCTGTCGGCACGTTATGCGAAGCCTGGCACTCCTACTGAGTCGGCTCGTGCTGATGCAGCACTGAAGTATCAGACGGCGTTCCCTGGCGGTGATCCAACGTTGGCCATGGAGATGTACGGGCTGACGGAAGAGCAGATCGCACGGAACCGGGCTTACATGAGGCAACAGTCGGCGGGCTCTCTGCTGTCGGAGCTGACCCAGCGCAGAGCCACCGAGAATAGCGATCGCCAGGCTCTGACCACAACCCCTGCGGGGGTGGAAGATGCTGATTAGCCGCGAAGTCACCGACGAGTACCGTGCAGCCCGTAGCGCGGTCTCAGACAACTTGCTGAGCGAGTTTGATGGGCTGGCGGCCGAGGTTGCCGCCACGCCCGTGGAAACTCAGCGTGAAGCGATGTTCGATGTTCTCCCGGATATTGCGGAGACCCACTTACAGGCCACGTCCCAGGTTTCGGCCGCGTTCTTCACTGGACTTGCCGAGATGCAGGATGTTCCAAAGCTGGTGACCCCAGATGTTCTGGAGCCGTCGCCCTCTGAGTTGTGGAGGTCGCTGATCGGATGGGGCTCTTCGGATCGAGTGCTTGAGCGCGGCGGGATCGCTTTGATGTATTCACTCATTTCGGGCGGACTGACGCGCAGGCTATCGATGGCGGCCGCAGACACGATGATTGCCAACGCGTCGATCCAGGAAACTCGGATGCGCGCACAACGCGTCCCTCAGCCGGGCTGCTGCGCGTTCTGCGGGATGCTGGCTAGCAAGTTTGCCGGATACACCTCGCAAGAGTCTGCTGGCAAGGTGGTTGGCCGTGGTGTCCCGGTAGGGCAAGGCAAGGGCCGCGGATCGTACGGCCTTGGTCGCGGCCTCAAACCTCGCGGGTCTCGTGCGATTGGCGAGGATTTTCACGACCATTGCCGCTGTGAAGTGGTGGTGGTGACGGAGGAAAACGAAGTCCAGTTGCAGGCTGACGCGGACCGCTACTACAACGAGTACCGGGACGCCGCGGGCAAGGTGAATAGTGGCTATGAGCGCCGCGTCACTACCTACAAGCTGAAAGACGGGACTCTGAAGAACAAGTACGAGTGGATCGACGCTAAGGGTCGCAACCGGGACCACAAAGAGCGTACGTCCGACATTGTTGCAGCGATGCGGCAGAACCTCGACGTTCGATAGTCGCCCATATTTTTCCTGCCCGAGACGGCGCAGGCTCACCGCCGTGTGACGCGGCACAAATCAAGTGGAGGTAACCATGCCCAAGTTAGTCGCGCCCATTTTCGAGGCGAAACCCTACTACATGACCGTGATGGGCATGCAGGGTGCCCGCTTCTTGGAAGGCAACGACGGCACCGGAGGCGACGGAGAAAAGCCCGGCGGCAAAGTGGAGTCGAAGCCTGGTGGCGAGGGCAGCGACGGTGATGGCAAGCCGGCAGATTCCGGGGACGGTTTCAAGTCCCCTGAATCGAAGGACGCCGTTCTGGCGGACCTCCACAAGGAACGCGAGAAGCGCAAGACGTTCGAAGGTCAAGTCACCGAGCTTGATACTCAGGTGCAGACCTTGACGGATTCGCTGACCGAGAAAACGAATGCGGTGGTCGAGCGTGAAGCCACGATCGCGGCAAAGGATTCGGAGCTGGCAGTTCTTCGGTTGGCGTTGAAAAACGGCCTCAGCGAGCAGTCGGACATTGACCTTCTGAGCGCTGTCACCGATGAAGCTAAGCGGGCCGCGCTGGCCGAGCGTCTAGCCAAGCAGGCCGCCGGCAATGGCGTGGTGCGCAAGTCAGGTACCGGATCCACCGAAGGCGAGACTAGCGGTTCCATCGCTGAGCGCCGCCGTCAAATTGCAGAACGTAAGCAAAAGCAGAAGGGGGCATAAAATGCCTGAACTGATTCGAAATGAGCCGTGGGGTGGGAACAGCCACAAGTGGCTTGGTTCCGCCCACGGCACCGGGAATGCCCCGACTGGTACCCCGGATGTATCGGCTTTCACCAAGGC